TTAGCGTAATTCGAACAGGTAGCCCTGGCCACGGACGGTGGTAATCACATCCTGTGGATACTGCGCCTGAATTTTTTTACGCAAACGTCCCATCAGCACATCAATGGTATGGCTCTCGCGCAGTTCGGCGTCAGGGTAGAGCTGGAGCATTAAGGAATCTTTGCTCACCACCTTGCCATTGTTACGGATCAGCGTTTCCATGATGGTGTATTCGAAGGCGGTGAGCTTGATCACTTCATCATTGATTGCTAACTCCCGGCGGGAGAGATCAACCTGGAAAGGCGGGATGGAAATAACCTGTGAAGCCAGCCCGCTGTTGCGGCGTAACAGCGCCTGCATGCGCGCCGCCACTTCTTCAATATGAAACGGCTTGGTGACGTAATCATCTGCACCCGCGCTGAGCACTTCGACCTTATCCTGCCAGCCTTCACGTGCGGTCAGAACGAGAACCGGCAGGGAAACATCATGGCTGCGCCAGCGACGAATTAACGACAGGCCATCTTCATCAGGCAACCCTAAATCGACAATGGCGATATCCGGCAGATGTTCATTGAGATAATAATCGGCTTCTTTTGCATCTTCAGCATCGTCCACCTGATGTCCCATCTCCTGAAGCTGAACCTTCAGGTGATGGCGTAGCAATGCGTTATCCTCAACAACCAGTACGCGCATCATCTTTTCTCCCAGAATTAATAGTATGAATAGTTTAACGCTGATTATGGAGTTTGGAACCAGCGTTATGAAATTAAATGACTTTTTTAATACTTCCAATCCCTTGGGGGCGTCTTGGGGGCAAAGCTGTTGGCATCTGATTGTTCAGCATGTTGACCTGATCCTGGTTCATATCGCCGATCCACTTCGAATAAACCTCATACACCATTCGCGCATCCTCATGGCCCATCTGGCTGGCGATAAAGGAAGGGTTAGCACCGGCCATAAGTGTCCAGCATGCGAATGTGTGTCGGGACTGATAAGGATTTCTCTCACGTATTCCCGAAAGTTTAGTGCCCCGTTTCCATCCATAAGAAATTGAGTTTTTGGAAAAAAAGCTCTCATTCACTTCCGATTTCTTTTCAGGAGAAAACACAAATCGCAGATTTTGTGGCTCGGTTTTGCCGATTTCCCGGTGATGGAAAATGATCTGCTGTCTTGGATTATTGCCGGTGATTTCGAACTGCTCGAGCAGCGCATCATGAGCAGGCTTAAGCAGCGTGATCGTTCTGATGCCAGCATCTGTTTTTGGCGGCACAAACACCCGCTTGTTCGTCAGGCTCCTTGATACGTGAATCTCACCTTTTCTCAGATCGATATCCTCCCACGCCAGAGCACAAATCTCGCCGGGCCTCATTCCCGTGTGGACGGCTACAATGATGATCAAAGCCAGCTTTCGGGGAAGGGCGGCAATCAGTGCCTGGTACTCATGAAGTAGAAGCGGATCGGGGTCTGCCTTAGATAGCTTGAGCCGGGATACGCCCTCATAAGGAGCGTGTAATATAAACTGACTTCGATTCGCAAGCTTCAGCATTTCTGATAAAACCGCCATCTGTTTATTGACTGTTGAGGGCGCGCGTCCCTTTTTAACCAGGTTAGGCATTGAAGGGTTTAATACGCTGCCAGTCAGCAGCTCTTTGCGATAGTTCAGGATATCGGCGTGCTGAATATCAGCCAGGGGAGTATTTTCTCCCACAACACGTTTCAGTGTGTTAACTGCAGATGTGAGTGAATGCAGCGTAGCCCCCGACACCTCCAGTGCCTTTGTATCAATGAAAAAATCGCTCAGTTCTTTAAATGTCGTGATCCGCTTTGTTGATGAGAATTTTTTAAGAGCCTTCGATTCAGGGAAGCGCGCCGCGTAGTCGAACTGGCCGAACTGGATCTCACTCACGATGACGGCGCGAAGGTTTCCCGCTTTCTTGATATTGCTGCTGTTAACTACCCAGCCACGGAGAACTTCGCGGCAGCGAATGCCGCGATAGGTAAATGTGATCCTGATTTTTCCGTTATGAAGTTCAACGCCGGTTGGAAAGTTCATCATGCTTCCTGAATAAATCTATTAATCAGCGGAAAGTTGTACCAGACCAAAGCGCGTTTGCTTTCTCCACCGGGTACCGCGGGTACTCGCTTAAAATGAACTCCTTCAATCCAGCATCCGAGGCGATAAGCTTTTATTTGCCTGTCATCGAGCCCCGTTTTCTCAGTGAGCTTTCCCGCCACCATCCACTCTTCATCAAAAATGATTTGCGCCATGCTTAACTCCATGACGCCGCCACGATACCGCAGCGGCAGATAGTAATTTGATTGTCAAAAATCACCGACCAAGCCCGGGCAGACATTGGAGGCTCCTGGCGCGGGTCATTGCCGTGGCCACGTAACTACGTGGGCGGTTTACAACCTCAACCGTAATTTTTCTCCCCTGGATCCTGATGGTGTAAAACGTCTGTTTGTCGCTGCGACCATGCTCGCCAAATTTCTCAAAATGGCATTTGAGCGCGGCGGCGCATGCTGGCCCGCCGATGCTGTCTCCCTTGCTACGGTTAATCAGACGCACTGGGACCTTCCTGATGGTTGATCACGCTGCGGGCAAGCCCGGCGGCCATAGCCGGTAATTCCTCATACTGATTGCAATATGCCGGGTTGGAACATAAGCCCTGCAACGCTGCAATGGTCAGCTGTTGCTGGTAGGTAATCGATGAAAGCGGCGTGTTTGTCTCAGCTACCGGTTCGGGCTCGGCATCCGGCTTTGCAGTAACTGCAGGCGGATCGAGCACGACAGATTTTGGTGGTGCCGGGCGGCGGTATTCCACGATTGCATCAAGCGCAATTTTCTGACGAACGCTGATATCGTTAGACCACTGTTCAAGAATCGTTGTAGCAACTTCATATACTTCTTCATCACTGAACTCAGGCGACAGACAGAATTCAGTCGTGGTGATATCTGCAATCAGTAACGGGGAAATATGCTCGATGTCTTTACCCGTGGTGGTGATGAGATTTTCGATATCATCCTGGTCACCGATGCTTGTGCGCCCGGACATCAGCTCGTTTAATGCCTGGGCGATTTCAATCTCGCGAACACTTAGCGCTGGTGGCACTTCCTGTTTTTCGACTTCATTTGAGGGGGAGGTATTTATCAGTGCATCGACAGAAAAGACGCCTCCGCCCAGGTTCTCCACTTTCGGCTGGTCTGTGGGCTGCTGCACTGGCGCTGAGCTCTGAGCGAATGCCTCATTGAGTTCTTTGTCGAGCTGCGCAGCTTTGGCAGGGCAAACTGCTGGTGGCTGAGTTTCGCCAGGTACAGGCGGTTTGGCTTCATCATTTTCGTTTACCTCAGGGGTGGCGCGGGATTTTGGGCGGCAAGCCGCATCAACCGTTTTCTGATCTGGGTGCGCGTGGTCAAATTCAACCAACTCGCGATTGATGTACTCGCGCAGCGCGACAGGATCTATCCAGAGTTCTTCCGGAGCCGATTTAATCAAGGCGATGATGGCTGCCCGGGAATAATCCAGTATACCGGGGGTGCCGCGCAGTTTTTTCCACCATGCAGTAAAGCGGGGGTCCTGTTCTGCTTCGGCCATGGCTTTTGCCGGAATAAATAATCTATTCGGGATCCAGTAAATATCGATCTCGTCGTACATGCCCAGAATCGCAACAGCAACCTCTATCTTCAGCGTAGACAGGTTGTGTGCCAGATCCGGGCTACGGTCTGTCTTGTTTCCTCCGCCCAGAGTGGAGTCAGTGTCCGTGCGGTTTTCTTCGGTGTTAGTGCTAGCAGGCTGAGGTCGCTTATCAATCGGCGTATCGATCCATTTAGTGATCTGCTTTTTAATGTCTGGCCACTGTGCAGATTCTTTTGTGTTCTCACGTACCCAGGCGAGTAATTGCTCCTGCCGTTCCGGTGCCAGGGCCAGCGATCGTGTTTCTTTGGATAGTGCTTCGGCCAGCTCGCGGGCAAAGCTGGGTTCATCATCATTCTTCAGATCGATGATCTGGCCGTACTGCGCTGAAGTGATTCCAGGGACCGGGCCGAACAGTGCCAGACAAGCTGCCCGGGATGCCTGGTCGAGCTGCGCAACGATTTTAATTTCTTCCTGTGCCTTATTGTTCTCCCATTCCGTCCTTTCTTCAGATTCAGGCTGTGGTGCCGCAGCTGGTTCACCTGCATTCACATTCCAGATAGCCACAGTGTCGAAAAAATCAGGTGAGAACACATCAAGCTCAGGGCACGGCAAACCTTCGCGGTGTTCCCAGATCTTTACTTTGAAGAAATCATCAATGTGTTCTGGATGTTCTGCTGCCAGCTTGCCGAAAATAACGGCTTCAGCAATGGCTTTTGTGGCCGCATTAACAGCTGTGGCAAGCGGTTTTAAATCCGAATGTTTTTTTAATGCTTTATCCTTCGGGAAATAAGCACCGCCGAAAGTTTTTAATTCAATAGTCATAATTACCTCTTAAATCTTTTGGGGGGTGATGTTTAGCGGTATGGTTTACGAATAACGCGTTTTACAGTTTTTAACGCGTCACGCCTCTCTCTTTTTTCATTGCATTGCTCACATAAGTAAATCGTGCGCTTAAATGGATATATGTCTGTTTTCCTTTCGTGCATTTCCGATTTTTTATATTCGCGGCAGCAAACAGCGCAATGACAAATGATGTCATCCATATCAGTTAAGTAGTTGGCCTTTGTGATCGTAATAGGACATACCGCAGGCGTTCTGTGCTTCGGCGAACTTCACAGACAGCAAGCTAATGTGCTTAACAGCGCATACTGGACAATGAAACTCGCCCAACACATAGCCACCATCAAGCACAACGGTAACAGGGTCAGAGGATGGCAAATGAACCACGCCTGAAATAATCCCGTTAATATTAAATGTCGCAATTTCTTTGTTTACTATTGCCAGACCCATTTCAATGGTTGTTACTTCTAATTTCATTTCAGACACCTTGTTTTAGGTTGAGAGAACCCCTGCCGTTTAAGGCATGGTTTTTAATCGTGTATAATTAAATGACAGTTAGGTTATTGCGTTTTATCGACGCTATTAACCTTCAGAGTTCAGGGTTGCCTTTTTGAGCAAGCAAATAACAAAGTTTTCGAAGTTTTATTTCAAACCAGTTAAGGCGGACTGCCTGTTGCCGCGATGGTTGACGATTAAAGTCTGTCATAATGAATCCCCTATAAGGTTATTAACAGCCATCTACAATTTCGATTGCCCACAACTGGAAGCGCATTCCGCCAGTTAACAAACCGATCCCCACCAGTGAAAAGAGGAATGCGCTTACATGTTGTGGACGATTCATCTGCCCTGGTCCGGCGGCGCCACCTCGCCAGAGCAGATGTAAAGGGCAGTTACGCTGCCATGCGGCTTATTGGTCTGTGCAGGTATTTCAAGTTCTGCATCGCGGGGTTTGCTCTCCGCCCCAGGTTCTCCCCGCTATGCTTTAGCGCGCAACCTGAGAAAACCGCCTTCAAGCCTTTGGCTTACGCCACATTCAAGAAACTGCCTGGACGAACTCGGAAAAGCTCAGTGCTTCTTCACCCTCGGCCAGACTGTTGAAATACTCTTCGTATGCTTTTTCCATCTCGAACCCCTGTTTGCTGCTTTGCTTGGCTGATCACCCTTATCGCCGGGTAGGCGGAACGTTTACCTGTCGCACCTGTTGTGCTTCGATGAGTAGAGAATACAACATAAAGTAGATGTGTCAACACTGAAAGTAGAAATTGAAGAGGTTTGCACTACTTATAGTAGCGGGTGAAGGCGTAAAAAAACCCGGCATGTGCCGGGTTCTTTGGGATTTTTTTTACTTCTGCGGAGTGTTGGCGTACTTCAGAAAGAAATCATATAGCTGTTTGTACCGCATTTCGAAAGCCAGTAGCATGTTCTTGGCTTCAACACTTGGGAACTGCCGATACACTCGAACCAGCCGCTTTTCGTCTTCGCTTAAATCCCTGAATTCCCCATCGCTGTCAGTGTCGGGTTCTGTCGCGGGGAAGCCCGAAAACTCTGTTTCAGAAAGCTTAGTAGGCGCGCTCTCACCTTCGCCGTAGTCAAGCCATGCCGCTTGGACATTTAGCCAGTCAGCTATCTTTTGCAGTTTCTCATCGCGTGGCTTAGCCGTGCCCAGCGTATAACGACGAGCCATTTCGTATGTGACATCGCAAGCCTGGCTTAAATCCTTTACGGAACGGCGCTGTCTGCGCATTTCTTCGGTCAGCCGGTTAGCGAAATCCTGATGTTTATTCGCTTTTTCTACCATAGGTAGAAGAGTAAGGCACGGCGCGTTCATAGTCATTTCTATTTTTCGTAGTTGTAATATCTACTTTATGTAGTATATTGCAGTCATCGACTCATTCAGGAGAACACGATGACTACTTCATACAAGAACATAACGGAAAAGGCTGTGAGGTCGATTGGTTCGGTTTCGGCCGTCGCCCGCAAATTCAACTTTAAGTCCTCACAGTCAGTAGCAAACTGGATTATCCGAAACCGAGTTCCAAGTGAGCGAGTGATAAAGCTATGTGAATTTGGCGGCTGGACTGTCACCCCGCATGAGTTACGTCCGGATTTGCATCCAACCCCTACCAGCGGAATTCCTGTTCAGGATATCCCACGTTCACAGAGGGAGTCTGAGTGATGGAAATCAAAAAACTGGCATGTGAGCTGGAGTCCTGGGCGCAGGAAAAGGGCTGGAAGACAGTCACGCAGCTGATAACCCCGCATCACTTTGGCGATCTGCTTCAGCCATTGGATAACGTGAAGGACCCTGACGAGTACGCGCGGCGCTTGCATAACAACAAGCAGATTATTCAGCGTGCATTCCGCAACGATACGCCCAATTACCTGAAACAGGCTGAAGCCCTGAGCTATGCCATCCGCACCGCCATTGATAACGAGCTGGAGCAGAAAGACTGCATGCTCTACCGGGCTGCCAGGGTTAACAAAGAGTGTATCGAAGCCACCAATGCCGTCATCACTGGCAAACCGCAACCGGTAATCCGCCGCGAAACTCTGGAAGCTATCGACGCGCTGGCGCAGCTGGTCGGCGTCAAAGTGAAGCTGGTTTCGACTTGTTCAAGCGTAGCCTAGTTCAGTTGTATTGAGGTGTTCTATGAGCATGGAACTGATGGTTCAGGCGATGAAGGTCAAGGTAGGAAACCCGCTTCGTAAGCTGGTCCTACTTAAGCTGGCCGATAACGCAAGTGACCAGGGCGAATGCTGGCCGAGCTATCAGCATATCGCTGATCAGTGTGAGATTAGCCGTCGTTCCGTCATGAATCATGTTGCCGCGCTTTGCGAGTCTGGACTGATGCGAAAAGAGACCAGATCGGGGCCGAAAGGCAATGGCAGCAATTTCTACCGACTAACCCTGAGCGGTGCAAATACCAGTGCGAGGGTAGTGCAGGAGATTCACCAGGATGGTGAAGCAAATTCACCAGGGGCTGGTGCAGGAAATTCACCAGATGATGCAGCTCGTTCACCAGGGGATAGTGAAGGAGATTCACCCAGAATCAGTCACTCTTCTGAACCAGTCAAAGAACCAGAAAATAATTCTCGTCCGGATGCTTCGCAGTCCGACGGGAAGATTTCAAAAGCAGAATTTTTAAATCGTCACCCGGAAGCAGTGGTTTGTAGCCCTGCGAAACGCCAGTGGGGTAGCCAGGAAGATTTGACCTGTGCGCAATGGATTTGGAAGCGCGTGCTGAAACTCTACGAGGAGGCCGCAACCTTTGACGGCGAGATCGTTCGCCCGAAAGAGCCGAATTGGACGGTCTGGGCGAATGACGTTCGTCTGATGCGCACCCTTGATGGCCGTAGCCACAAGCAAATTTGTGAAATGTTCAAGCGCGTTCAGAGCGATACGTTTTGGGTTCGCCAGGTGAAATGCCCGGCCAAACTCCGCGAAAAATGGGATGACCTGATTATCCGCCTGTCGGCACCGGGCAAAGGGCATCACCAGGCTGGTGGACGGGATATCAATCAGATCTCCCGTCCAGATAACACCGTTCCGCCAGGATTCAGGGGGTAAGCATGCAAAACGCAGGTTCCATTCTCGATCGCCTTCGCCGCGTAATTCCGCAAGGCGTAGAACCCAAATTCAAGAACGCTGCAGAACTGATGGCCTGGCAGCGTGAGGAAGAGCAGAAACGTGCGGCTGAGGTGGACAAACTCAACCAGCAGACACGAGCAGAGAAAATTTTCGGGCGATCCGGTATCCAGAACCTGCACCGCAGCTGCAGTTTCGCGAATTACACGGTGAAAGGCGATGGACAGCGCCATGCCCTGTGTATGGCAAAGAGTTATGCGCAAAATTTTGGAACCGGCTTTGCGAGCTTCGTTTTCACCGGCAAGCCCGGCACGGGGAAAAACCACCTCTCAGCGGCGATCGGAAATTATCTGCTTAAACAGGGGCGAACGGTTCTGATTGTGACCGTGCCGGACCTGACCCTGCGCGCCAGGGCCTGTTATGACGAAGGGCGTTCTGAAGCCGCGCTGCTGGATGACCTCTGCAAAGTGGATTTGCTGGTGCTCGACGAAGTAGGCATTCAGCGTGACAGCCGCGGCGAGAAAGTTTTGTTGAACCAGATTATCGATCGCCGCCTGGCCGCAATGCGCCCGGTTGGCGTTCTGACCAACCTGAATTACGACGCGCTGGTAGAAACCCTAGGTGAAAGGGTTATTGACCGTCTGCGCATGGATAACGGCATTTGGGTGAACTTTGACTGGGAGAGCTATCGCGGAAACGTTAGCCACCTGAGACCTGTTAAGTAAATTCTGAGGAGAAAATTATGGAATCAATAATCGACGCACTGAAAGCAATGGGTAAAGCAACCTACCTCGATGTAGCAGCCCGCCTGGATATCGAACCCGTAGAAGCACTGAAAATGCTTCGCGAGCAGAAGGAAGAGGGGTTGTGCGATTTCTTCGATGGGTCATGGTCGATCGGTACCGCGAAGGAGCATCAGCCGAAGCGTATCAGACCCAAGCAGCCATCACCGCTGGTGGAGAGGGTATTGGCAGCAATGCAGGGCCAGGGAGCTATGAGCGCAAATCAGGTCGCTGAAAAGCTGGGCAAAGGTTCGCGAGCCCTGAATGCATCGCTTGGTGCGATGTGCAAGGACGGTCTGGTTCTGCGGCATGTGGACGGTAAAAACATCACCTGGAGCCTGGCGGGTGAACCAGCAATACAGCCAGAGCAGCAGGAGCCCGCAGCAGCGGAAGCCAAGTCTGCACCGGCTCAGGAGAGCAAAACGCTGGAAGAAATTATTGGGGATATCCCGGCTTTCGCCAGCCGTCCGGATGATCTGATTATTCCGTCATCGCGTTATATCTCAACCGAAATCCGCCGCACGAAAGCGAAGCTGGCAAACCTGCAGCGTCTGCAGGGGGCCGTTCGCGAGCTGCGCCGCCATAAGCATCTGCTGGAGGGGCTGGGGAATGACTGATTTACCGAAATGCCCTGAATGTGGCATGGCTCCTTCACTGAGAGTTCGCAGCAGGGGAATGAACTGGGGTTCGGCAGAGGTCCGCTGTTCTAACGGTTGCCCTGGAGTCCGCGCGGGGTTTTCGTTCCCGCCTGATGGAGAGGCAGCGGCACGGCAGCTGCTTCAAGAAAAATGGAAAGAGTTAGTGGAGGCAAAGTGAGCAAATTATTACTTCTCAAATGCACAAAAGATACCGAGGGTTGGTGGACTGAGGGGGAAACGTACCCAGCCCGTGTAGTTGCAGGAGGTTTTGTTCTGGTCGGTGATGATGACGAACTGGACGGGGAGGGATGGAGCGCAGCGCCGATGGAATACCATGAAGATGGTTCAGTGCTTTATCAGGTCGGCGGCATTGATGGTGACGTTTTGTTTGAGGAGTCCGCCCAATGACAGTTAAACCTTTCCGTGCTGATGGCGGTGATATCAGCACCGATCGCCTGAGAGAGATTGCTGACAATCCTTACGGCGATTAAAAGAAATGCTGGCTGGCAAAGCGAATGATCGCACAGCAGACTGAGCTGGAGGCGAGGAAGGTGACGCTCCTGGAAAACATAACATCAGCCAATGCGCTTGAAGTTTTCGAGATGTCAGCTGAGCTGAGCGCCAAGGAGTGCTCGGTACCTAGGTGTCATATGCTATTGGCTGGAATGCTTGTAGGATGGCTGAAAATGGGGAGTCTTAGTCATACCCGACGTTAGATAACATTCTAGGCTATGAGTGGCATGATGCTTCATCCTCGGTATGTGAACTGGACTGTGCCAATCAACGAAACAAGCGTGATAAACATTGTAAAAAGTCACCCAAGTTCATATGATTCTTGGTTAGATTCTTACTATACGCGATGGAACGGAAAGCATAAAATGAAAGCAATTGATCTCTTTTGCGGGGCTGGTGGTTTGACAGTCGGGCTAAAAATGGCTGGCTTTGATGTCATTTCAGCAATCGAAAAAGAAGCTATTGTATCCGAAACTTATAATTTCAACCATCCAGATGTTAACTTAATAACTGGAGATATAAGAGCAATATCGCCGGTTGAATTAATGGCGCAATTAAAAATTCAGCAAGGTCAATTGGACTTACTGGCAGGTTGTCCACCATGTCAAGGGTTTTCTTCATTAAGAACTAAAAATAAAACTGCGGCCGTCTTTGATGAACGAAATGAACTCATATTTAATTTTTTAGAGTTTGTAAAAGTATTTTTACCTAAAGTGGTAATGGTTGAAAACGTTCCTGCATTAGCGTCTGATGAGCGTATAAATATCTTTACATCTAAACTAAAAGAGTTAGGTTACCATATTGATGATAACTCAGTGCTAGTTGAGGATGCCAGCAAATTTGGTGTCCCACAAAGGCGTAGGCGTATGGTGTTACTTGCATCACGATATGGTCAACTTGCCCGTGCGAAAAAAAATAGTAATTTAACAACTGTACGCGATGCTATAGGGCATTTAACTCAGCCTGAAAATAGTAATGACCCGCTGCATAATATCCTTGAAAAAAGAACAGAAAAGGTAAAAAAACTCATAAGTCTTATTCCTAAAGATGGGGGGAGTCGTTCTCAACTTCCATACGAATATTGGCTACCATGTCATAAACGATATCCAGATGGTTTCCGTGATGTTTATGGTCGAATGAAGTGGGATGATGTAGCTCCTACCATTACGAGCGGATGTACTAACCCTTCAAAAGGGCGTTTTTTACACCCAGAACAAGACAGAGCAATAACTCTGCGAGAGGCGGCCCTGCTACAAACTTTTCCGATGGATTACTATTTCCCTACTAAGTTTGGTAAAGACAAAGCTGCATTAATGATTGGGAATGCTTTACCTCCCGAGTTCATTAAACGTCATGCTGAGCTTATCAAGGAACACATAGCTAAAAATGAGGCGAATTATGGATAATAAGTTATTTCTGAATTTTCATGGCAGGATAATCGATCATTTAGGTATTCAAATGTATCAAAGCCCTACAGCTGCAATAGCTGAAATGGTTTCGAATGCTTGGGATGCTGATGCTACAGAAGTTGATATCACTCTTCCAACAACTGAAAACAGAACTATTGTCATAAAAGATAACGGAGTTGGAATGACATTCGAAGAATGTCAAAAAAAATTCCTTACTGTGGGCTTTGATAAAAGAAAAGATAATCCTGTCGCAAAGTCAAGTTTGTTTAAAAGAGACCTAATGGGTAGGAAAGGAATCGGCAAGTTTGCTGGTTTTGGAATATCTGAGGTTATAGAAATTTGCACTGTGAGTAGAGAAACGGGCGAAAAGACGAATTTTACTTTGGATCTAAATAAAATTCGGTCGTCTGATGATTACGTTAAAACTGAAAGCATGGCTATTGATGTTACTACACACACCGCAGCTGACGAATCAGAAAAAGTAAATCATGGAACAACAATAACACTTAGATCCTTGAAAATCAGTCGTTTATTAAGCGAGTCGTCTTTTGCTACTTCTATGGCTAGGAGATTTGCAATCAATTCTGGTGGCGATGATTTTTTAGTTAAAATTAATAACAAAGCCATGCCCGTGGAGGACTTTTTTTCTAAAGCAGAATATAGTTTTCCAAGAGATTATGATGTTTCAGAAAGACCTGATTCTCTAACTGAAATTGACAGTTTGGGATATGGCAAAGAAATCGTTGACGGATTTGAGATCAAATGGCGTGTATTCTTCCTTAAAGAAACGATCAAGGATGATGAGTTGCAAGGCATATCCATTTACGCTCATAAAAAACTAGCCCAAAGACCTTTCATGTTTAACTTGACTGGCGGGTTGCCAAGTCAAAATGGACCAGAATATATGACCGGGGCGGTAATTGCTGATTATTTAGACGAATTTAGTGATGATGTTATTTCTACTGAGCGGCAAAGATTGAATTGGAGTAGTCATCACCTTGCAAAGTTGGAAGAGTGGGGACAGAAGCGAGTTCGAGAACTATTAAGAGTCTGGAAAGAAAGAAGAGCTGATGAAAAAACCAGATTGATTGAAAGTAAGATCGACGATTTTAGAAACAGGCTAGACAAACTAGGTGTAGAGAAAAAAACCGTAATAACAGCTTTAAAGCGTATTGCATCTATTCAACAAATCGGTCAGGAGCAATTTAGACATATTGGTAACTCTATTCTCACTGCGTGGGAAGGTGGGCGTCTAAAAGAGCTTATTAGAGACGTAGCTTCCGTTCCTGACATGGATGGAACGAAGTTGCTTGAGATACTCATTGAAGCGAATACTATCCAGGCTCTTCATACAGCAGAGTCTGTTAAAGCGAAACTTGACACTATTAGTGGTCTTGAGGCACGCATTCGTACGAGAGAGTTGGAAAATGCTGTAAGAGATTATATTGCAAAAAACCCATGGCTAATCGCCCCTAAATGGGAAACTTATGCTATTGAAAGAAATGTACAACACATAGCTAAAGAAGCAGCTAAAGAATCTGATATTGAACATGATCCTGATTTCAAGGGCAGAGTAGACTTGGTCCTTTCTAGTGGAGAGCATCTACTGGTATTAGAATTTATGAGGCCAGGTTTGAAAATAGATAAAGATCATATAAATCGATTTGAAGAATACGTGAATACCTTCAGAGTCTATTTAGAATCTGCAACTGGAGGGCCATTTAATCGGGTCTCAGGCTATCTTGTAGCTGATGATTTTCTTAAGCGTAGCGCCACTTTAAATAAGAAACTCAAAACATTGCAAGAGCAAGAAATGTATACTTTGACATGGGAAGACCTCCTTTCTGATGCAAAACGGCAATGGCGTGAGTTTTTAGAACATTTATCTACTCGCGCACCAGGAGACCAGAGAATGCAAGAATTGTTATCTACGGCCTCACCGGAAACACAAGATGCTCCTCTAACATCTGTATAATTTCCTCCCTCGATTTAACCCGCTCCGGCGGGTTTTTTTCAATCCTTAATCGCCTATTTTTTAACATTTCGTGCTGTTAAGCCGTTGATCAATCTTACTCCTGAGTGTACTGTATAAATATACAGTTAATTATCAGGGTAGTTATCATGGGTTTTCCATCACCAGCAGCAGACTACGCAGAGCAGAAGCTCACTATAACCTGCTTATGCGGCTATGACGGCAACTGCCGAACCATCGAAACATCAGCCGGGTACGCGATCATAAACGTTGCCAGAAAGCCGGAAGTGGGTGACACCGTCCTGATTTCGTTCTGCGGCAGTCTGGACTTCGCAAAAGTCCAGGGGAAAGCGCTGATCACTCAGGATGGAGAGGCTATCGAGGGCGATGCGCTGGACGATGCAACCGTAATGGGCGTGGTAACGCACCAACTAAATCGTGTAACAGATACCGACAATCGGCCTGTGATTTAGAAGGCTGGATCTGATTCCTGTGTCTTGAAAGCAGATCGGTTACACAGACCAATTACGGCTAATTGGTCTATCTAACCTATTAAGCGTTCGCGAGAAGGGCTGCTTCAGTAACGTTCAGTGCGCAGGGAGAAAAGGGCTGACCCCGGCGTTTCGGGGATGACTGAATTGAATAGGATTTTGCGTTATGAATGAGCAAGAATTAATAGCTGCCGTTCGCCCCGCTGGACGTTATGAGGTAGTGACCAATGACGATGGTTCTTTTATCGTGATACCTATCCCGCTCGAAGCAATACTGATTACCCGCGAATCTCTCCTGCAGCATGCTGAGCGCTTCCGCAACCCTGACAACTGATTTATAATAATCAAGCTGGCCTGAACAACCAGCGCCTGTCGCACCATCACCGGAGAAAAGTGATGGCGCAAAGAACTACCTCGAATTACTCACACCGCCAGTCTATGCGCGGTGTTTCTGCTTATGCTGGTGGTCCAGCATGAAGAAAGCAGATAGCCTCCATCTTTCGCGTGTGGCCGCGCAGGGCTGCATCGTGTGCAGAAATCAGAACTTGGGCGAAACGCCTGCGGAAATCCACCACATCCGAATCGGACAGGGCACAAGCCAGCGCGCTGACCATCGAAAATCAATTCCCCTGTGCCATATGCATCATCGCAACGGCGGTTATGGTGTAGCGATTCATGCTGGCCGTCGCGCCTGGGAAATGAAGCACGGCACTGAAACAGAACTGCTGGTGCAGGTGCTCTATCTGCTGGGTGAGGGCACCGATGCCTAAATACATCATTACCCCAGTCGGAAAACCCCGCATGACCCGCCGCGATAAATGGAAACAGCGGCCGCCGGTGATGCACTATCGCCTGTTTTGCGATGAAGTCCGCCTTCATGGAATCCAGGTGCCGGAGAACGGCGCCCATATCACCTTCGTTTTGCCGATGCCGCAGAGCTGGAGCAAGAAAAAGCGCGCGTCTATGGACGGCCAGCCCCACCAGCAAAAACCCGATCTGGACAACTTAACAAAATCTCTGTTGGACGCCTTGTTTGAGGATGATTCCCACATTTGGGACGCCCGGGCATCAAAAATATGGGGCGAAACCGGAATGATAATTATCGAGGATATGAAATGACGCCACGCCAGAAACGCCAGTATCTTGAAGGGCTGGGAAAAACCGCAATGGCACCACGCAAGAGCTGGCTCGGGAAAAGTATTCTCCTGACTGATATCCAGTCCGGGTGGATTAAATCGCTGCTAACAGTGTGGGGGGAAGCGGTGCGCGGCGGAACGGCTCCGGCCAAACCGTGCGGCCATTCGTGCTGGAACGTGATAAGCGGGAAAAACTGGTCTGATAAAGCGCTTGAGCGATTTACCGCGGCGTTGAACCAGGCGAGAGAAGAGGGATTCCGTGGTGAGCAGGCAATGAGACGCGCGCGCTCGATACTCTGGCCGGAGCCGCAGGTAAATGTCATAGACGCAGCGATGAAAAGTGACGATGCAAAATTTATTGAGGATGTGGTGCTGCAGGCGTTCGATTTGAAGGATCCAGTTTATATCGTTGGGCGCCAGTATTACACCACGCGCAAAAAGATAGCGGACATCACCAGAGAACTGCAGACCCTGGCCCCGTGGCTCACCGCTTCTGAGGCCAGAAAGCGTGTGCGATGGTGCCTGGAAATATTCAGGGCGAAGGTGTTTCTGTCAGCGAGGAAGGGCCTGAAAGAAAATTCATGATGATACGTTAATTGGCAAAAAGTGCTATTTATTCGAAATAATGTTGAAAACGGGCCAGAAAATCAGATAATCCATTCATGCTTGGCAGAGCTGCGCCACGATGGCAGCGATGTAAAGCGACAATTTGAAAAAACTTTAAACCCCGCCTGCCGGGGTTTTTTGTTATCCGGCGATACGACAGGGGTATTCGCGAAGGTGCATTGCACCAGTACCCCTGTCATATCTCCGGTACAATCAAATTTAATTTTTTCAATAAATGATTTGGCCTTAAGATTTTCTCGTCACCATCAACGAGAGGCGAATATGGGTATTTCCAAATGCATTAACCCAGAGTGTGAAAAAGAGTTTACTTTTTCCATCATTGGCGAGGGAGTTCCGGGAGGTAAAGAGCTTGAAGAATTATGCTGCCCATACTGCGGAACTGTAGTCGATAGAGAAATGATGAGCGGTTCATTTTTGACATCGAAAATTCCACCCGAACAAAAACACTAAAATTTATCCCCTTCGAAGCCACCTGACGGTGGCTTTTTTATTACCTATCACACAGCACCCGCACACAGCGAGGTGAGAGACGATGAAAATGAACGATTCAGGGAACATCTTCACGCAGTTCTTCGCGTGGGTCGCAGCTCTGGCTTCTGCCATTGGATTTACCACTCAGGATCTGGTGTTCATGTTCTTTGGCGCTGCTGGTTTGCTTATCTCGCTTGCCTCCTACATCAACGGTCGTGTAGATGCACACCGCATGCGTAAAGAGGATGAGAAGCGAACAAAAATGGTCAATGACTACCTGAAAGGCGTTGGGGACAAACCCCTTCACGAACGTCCCGCAGCAGCAAGCGTGGTCGTTGAGGCATTACAAAAGGAAGGTGACTGATGGGGACCAGAGCAAAACTGAGTGCTGCTGTTCTGGGGCTGGTACTCGCTGGTGCGCCAGCATCCGTCATTCTCGAGCAGTTCCTGAATGAGAAGGAGGGTAACAGCCTCACGGCGTACAAAGATGGCGGTGGTATTTGGACGATTTGCCGCGGCGCCACGAGGGTTGATGGTAAACCGGTTGTGCAGGGCATGAAATTGACACAGGCCAAATGCAATCAGGTGAACGCCATCGAACGCAATAAGGCTCTGGCGTGGGTTGACCGCAATATTACGGTACCGCTCACCGGACCGCAGAAAGCCGGGATCGCATCTTTCTGCCCGTACAACATCGGACCGGGAAAGTGCTTCCCGTCCACGTTCTATAAGCGCATCAATGCTGGTGACCGGAAAGGAGCCTGTGAATCTATCCGCTGGTGGATTAAAGATGGTGGCCGTGATTGCCGCCTGACCAAAGGCCAGAAGAATGGCTGCTATGGTCAAGTTGAGCGACGGGACCAGGAAGGTGCGCTGGCTTGCTGGGGGCTGGACTGATGAAAATTAATCAGGGTCTTATCGGCGTCGTCGTTATCGCTGGCCTGTCAGTCGCTCTCGTTAAGAGTTGTTCAGACGCCAGTAGCCTTCAGAGCGATATCAACGTCCTGCGAAGTAACAACTCTTTGCAGGAGCAGGTGATCGCCAATCAGGCTTTTAACTTTAATCGATTCAATCAGGTTGCAGAACATGCCAACAGGCTTAACTCCCTGATCGACACCAGCACCGAAGAAACCGTAATTGAATACCGAGAGATTCTCCGCCGTGAAAAAACCTGTGATCTGCCTGTTCCTGCTGACATTGCTGGTGGGCTGCTCGAATACGCATACCGTTTACGTTCCAGCGCAATGCACACCGATACCGACAGAACTGACGCAACCAATGATCGTGCCGTTGCCGCCAGCCCAATGACATATTGCCAGGCAGTATTGTGGATTAAGCCGCTGCTGGATGTTATAGAGAAGGGTAACAATAACTTTGCTGGTATCCGCCAAATAGAGCAAGAACGTAAAAGTATCCGTCTTCACAAATGAAAAAGGCAATTGTTATTTTCAGCCATGTATAGACTAGCCTCGTTCATCATGGGGGCATACTAAAAAAAGGTACTAACATGAACCACAAATCCTTTTGGGTAAGGTAGTTTTTGAACGACAGGTGACGAGAAAAACGTTCTAGCACACTATAAATTAGTGTCTATAATAATTGAAAAATTGTTGTAGGTTTGGCTCGGAATTCAAATTGGACAAACTTTTCCTGCCAGAGAGTCGAGTTTAATCGTCAGCTGGTATTACACATAAGCATATGCTGAATGCCTGTAATGATACGAATTTGTTCCTGCCCTACCAATCTTATGGTCTTTACTTTTGAGTCATATATGAGTATAACGGAGATACCTACTAATAGGAGTCCTTATGAGTAATAGTGAAGATCTTAAAAAAATTAGGGCGATTGCAGAAGCCATCGTTGAGCATAATAAAGGCGTTTTCCCGCCAACATCTCAAGTTGATAGTATTATTGAGCGAGTTCGTAAAGGCGGAGATGAGGCTCTGCTTAAATTAGATTTATCATTGATTCTCGTAAATTATGCTAGCGATGTGATTAAGGTTCAGTCCACCAGTACCGAATCGATTATTAAATCGATTAAAGAAAAGTTTTAGTTTAGGGGTTGCATAGGCTAACGTTGCAAATGATATTTGTTTGAGAGACATATTCATAAAATCCGGCTGGTTGCGACACAATTCAAGCCACTAGCATTAGTTGGTGGCTTTTTTTATTGCTACCACGATGGGCGGGTCATCGCCCTCTAAGTGTCTCGCGCGACGAATTAAGATACTTATAATGTCTGACATCTAATAATATCGCTAACGTCTTAGAAAATAATACGAACAAAGACAAGATGTCATGAGGCAAACTTAAGCTGGTAAGCGACTTCGTTGTATTGAAGACAGTACTTATAGAAAGAGTGTTATGACTGAATAAAGTCAGTCTACAAGGCTGATCGCTAAATATAATTTCTTGACCGCCAGACTAAGAAAAATATCATTTCACATACAACGTCTGGCGGGGGAATCGTATAATAAAAATTCAATCGCTGAGCTTTATTTTAATAGGAAATTCTTCCTTTGACTGAAAGCTTTTTGATTACAGCATCTAAAACATCTAGGAATATATCCTGGGAGTTGTATTCAAATCTCTTGTTTTGATCGATCTCTTCAAAATACACGAAGCCGGATCTATCTAAGAATAGGGTTAAGATTTCTTTTTCTTCAGATGCGTCAATCTCCTTAGCAACGATTTTGAAACATGGATTACCATTGGTTACTTTCAAACTATGATGAAATTCAATGAAACACTCGAAGATTGGTATGTTGAGTAATAGATTGCCACTGGTATTAACATGATAGTTAAAAGCATCTTTATTAAAATCACTTTCATCGAATCCATTTATTATTGCTGCTTTAAAAGTGTCTAATTTAATTTTTAAGTCTTCATTATATTGTACGCATCTGGCCAATTTATAAACGTCCAAGTACTTTTCGTTCATAATCTTCTCCTTTGAGTAAACGTTAATGATAATCAAATTTTATGTCTATGAGAAAGGCTTTCTTCAAAAAAATCAATCATATTTGATGAGATGATGTGTAGATCAATATTCATCGTGCCCCGTAGGCACCCGCCTATGCCATTTCATCGCGGGTAGGCATAGTAATAACGACTCAGCAGCTTCGCCATGCAGCATCGTTGGGCATACTTTCTCCTAACATCTACTGCTAAACATTTTATGATGGGTCCTCCCGGAAGGGGGGCTTGCCACGGGGCGGCGCGCTCGCGGGAAACGGCTAGTTTTTAGGATCCAGGGTCATCATCATCATGTGCGCAGGTCTTTGATTTAATTAGAGGCCATTTTCGCAAGATGTCGAATCGTTCAAAAAGTGTTCACCATCATGGACCAGGAAATTGCCACTTTAAAACTCAATATAAACCAGCTGGCAGGGATAACCGGCGTACACCGGCAGACGGTTGCCGCGAGACTGAAAAATGTTGAACCTGCTCAAGGCAGCAACAGCAAGTTAAAGCTCTATCTGGTGACCGACATTCTGACCGAACTGATGATCCCTACCGTTTCGGCCAACATCGATGATATGCCCCCCTCTGACAGGCTGTCCCACTGGAAAGCAGAGAATGAGAGGCTGAAGTTCGAACAGGATACGGGGCAGTTAATACCTGCAGATGAAGTGGCGCGAGAATTCTCATTGATGGCGAAAGCCGTCGTCATGGTACTTGAAACCCTCCCGGATGTGCTCGAGCGCGACTGTGCTTTAACGCCTGCAGCGGTTGTTCGTGTGCAAAGCGTTATCGATGATCTGCGCGACCAGATGGCGGAGAGGGTGCAGGACGCTGAAAAAGAGGAGGAAGAGCCAGAGGAGGACTGATGGCAAAGCGGGCATCCGCCAGGGACATCCGCCGCGATGTTTCCGGTATTTTACGAGCCCCGCGTCGTATGCCGGTGGCCGATGCGGTCAGTACTTATATGCGCGTGCCAATGGGGGCCGGAAATTCCGTTCCATGGGATCCGGATCTTGCACCTTATGTGATAGAGCCGATGAACTGCCTGGCATCGCGTGAATACGATGCAGTGGTATTTGTGGGCCCGGCGCGAACGGGTAAAACCATCGGGCTGATTGACGGCTGGATTGTTTATAACATTGTCTGCGATCCAGCAGATATGCTTGTGATTCAGGTATCCGAGGAAAAAGCGCGCGAGCATTCCAAAAAACGCCTGGACCGTACTTTTCGCTGTAGCCCTGAAGTTAAAACCCGGCTAAGCCCAAGACGTAACGATAACAACGTCTACGACCGTACATTCCGCGCCGGTAACTATCTGAAGCTTGGCTGGCCATCCGTCAATATCATGTCGTCCTCGGACTATAAGAGTGTGGCGCTGACGGATTATGACCGCTTTCCGGAAGATATCGACGGGGAGGGTGATGCTTTTTCACTGGCATCGAAGCGTACCACGACATTCATGTCCTCCGGGATGACGCTGGTTGAAAGCTCGCCCGGGAGGGATATCAGAGACACAAAATGGCGGCGCTCCACGCCCCATGAAGCCCCTCCGACCACCGGAATTTTATCGCTCTATAACCGTGGTGACCGCCGTCGTCTGTACTGGCCATGCCCGCATTGCGGCGAATATTTCCAGCCGGAAATGGACAATATGACCGGGTACCGCGACAGCAGCGATCCTGTGCTTGCAAGCGAAGCGGCTTTTCTACAGTGCCCGGCCTGTAAAGGCAGGATCACACCGGACATGAAGCGTGCGCTTAACATGAAATGTGTCTGGCTCCGGGACGGGCAAACCATCGACAGGAAAGGCCAGGTTAGCGGTGATGGCCGTCGTTCCCGTATTGCCTCCTTCTGGATGGAAGGTCCGGCAGCTGCTTACCAGACCTGGGCGCAGCTTATTTATAAGTTCCTGACCGCCGAGCAGGAATATGAATCCACGCGCAGCGAAGAAACCCTGAAGACGGTGATCAACACCGATTTCGGCAGGCCCTATTTGCCGCGGGCCAGCATGGAGCAGCGTAAAAGTGAATTGCTCGAGCAGCGTGCCGAAGAAGTCCCAAAACGTTCGGTACCGGACGGCGTGCAGTTTCTCACTGCGACCGTGGACGTGCAGGCCGGGCGCAACCGGCGCTTTGTTGTGCAGATTACGGGTTATGGAAGTATGGGTGAGCGCTGGATAGTTGACCGTTACAACATCCGGCATTCGCTGCGCTGCGACGGCAACGGGGAAAGCATTCAGGTGGACCCGGCGAGCTATCCGGAGGACTGGGATCTTTTACTCACCGACGTCTTTGATAAAACGTGGCCACTCGCAACTGACCCGTCAAAGGGCATGCGGCTGATGTCGATGGCCGTGGACTCAGGGGGCGAAGATGGTGTGACGGATAATGCCTACAAGTTCTGGCGCAGATGTCGCCGTGAGGGGCTGGGTAAGCGTATCTATCTCTTCAAGGGGGACAGCGTCAGGCGTAGCAAACTTATCCAGCGAACGTTCCCCGACAACACGGGCAGATCAACGCGCCGCGCACAGGCGACGGGTGATGTGCCTCTTTATCTTCTCCAGACCGATGCCCTTAAAGACCGGGTGAATAATGCGCTGTGGCGTGATTCACCCGGCCCTGGCTATGTGCATTTCCCCGCCTGGCTGGGCAGCTGGTTCTATGACGAACTGACGTATGAGGAACGCTCTAATGAAGGGAAATGGAGTAAGCCCGGCCGGGGTGCAAACGAAGCATTTGACCTGCTCGTTTATGCCGACGCGCTCGCCATACTTAGTGGTTACGAAAAAATCAAATGGCCGTCTGCTCCTGAGTGGGCACGGCGGGAAACGTGGATCGAGGATACGCAGACGGAAGCTGGCGAAATGCCATCCCCGCCGCCTGCGCCGAAATCTAAATCAAAACCAAAACGTGAGAAGCCCGTAACCGAGCAGGCTAATCCGTGGTCTTCGTCAGGAGGTTGGGTGTGAATCCAGCAGATATTCAAAACATGATCGACCGCTACGCTGCAGCCGAGCTGTCTGTTCTGGAGGGGAAATCAATCACTTTCAACGGGCAGCAGATGACGCTCGAAAACCTGTCGGAAATCAGAAAAGGCCGTCAGGAATGGGAGCGACGACTGGCAACGCTCAATAACAAACGCCGCGGGCGACCCGGCTACAGGCTGGCGAGGTTTGGATGAGTTTTTTAGATGATGCGATTGGCCTGTTTTCACCAGGCTGGAAAGCCTCACGCCTGCGTGCCCGCGCGGTTATTAAGGCGTATGAGGCGGTAAAGCAAACGCGTACCCACAAAGCCCAGAAGGAAAATCGTTCAGCCGATCAGCTCAGCCAGATGGGGGCGGTTTCACTGAGGCAGCAGGCACGCTGGCTGGACAACAACCACGATCTGGTGATTGGCGTTTTCGACAAGCTGGAAGAAAGGGTGGTGGGTGCGAAGGGCATCATAGTTGAACCGCATCCGATGCTGAGTAACGGGAAGATAGCTAAAAAGCTGGCCACTGATATCCGCAGAAAGTGGGGCGAATGGTCCGTAAGACCCGATGTCACAACCCAGTTTACCCGTCCCATGCTGGAGCGGCTGATGCTGCGAACGTGGCTCCGGGACGGTGAGGTATTTGCTCAGCTGGTTCGCGGTACCGGAAATGGTCTTCAGCCGGTTGCTGGCGTGCCGTTCTGGCTGGAAGCGCTGGAGCCGGACTTCGTGCCGATGAACAGCGATGCCGCCACCCAGCTCAATCAGGGCGTTTTTGTCGATAACTGGGGGTGCCCGAAAAAATATCAGGTCTATAAAAGCCTGCCAGTATCCGGGCGTCAGTTCGATACCAAAGAGATAGATGCAGAAAACATGCTTCATCTCAAATTCACTCGACGCCTGCACCAGACCCGCGGAACGTCTCTTTTATCAGGTGTTCTGATGCGTCTGAGCGCGCTGAAAGAGTACGAAGATTCGGAGCTTACCGCTGCCAGAATTGCTGCCGCACTCGGCATGTATATCAAAAAAGGCGACGGACAGAGCTTCGAGTCTGATTCCAGCAGCGATGACCGCGAGCTGATGATTCAGCCCGGTATGCTCTATGACGAGCTGCAGGCCGGGGAAGAAATCGGGATGATTAAATCCGATCGCCCGAACCCTAACCTCGAGTCGTTTCGTAACGGACAGCTGCGTGCCGTGTCCGCAGGCAGTCGCCTCAGCTTTTCCAGCACATCCAGAAACTACAACGGAACGTACAGTGCCCAGCGGCAGGAGCTTGTCGAGTCAACCGACGGATATCTGATTCTTCAGGACTGGTTCATCGGTTCAGTGACCCGGCCCATGTACCGGGCCTGGCTGAAGATGGCTATTGCTGCCGGAGAAATCAAGTTGCCGAGAGGCATCGATATGGACTCGCTTTATAACGCGGTTTATTCGGGGCCCGTTATGCCGTGGATTGATCCCGTTAAAGAAGCGAATGCCTGGAAAACGCAGATCCGCGGCGGTGCTGCTACTGAATCCGACTGGATACGTGCCAGCGGTCGCAACCCGGATGATGTTAAGTCACGCCGTAAAGCGGAGGTTGACGAGAACCGTGAACAGGGCCTGGTGTTTGACACCGACCCCGCCAATGATAAAGGAGGCACCAGTGCCGAAGCCAAAGAACCGGGCGCGCCACCGTCCGAAAGCCAGCGCAAAAAGTAATTCGTGGTTCCGCATGCAGGCCAGCAATAACAGCGAAGCCGACATTTTTATTTATGACGAAATCGGGTACTGGGGCGTAACGGCGAAACAGTTCGTCAATGATCTCCGGGCACTTGGGGACGTCACCCACATCAACCTTTATATCAACTCGCCCGGTGGTGATGTCTTCGACGGTATTGCTATTTATAACGCGCTGAAGCATCACGGCGCGGCGATTACCGTGCATATCGACGGTCTGGCGGCCTCCATGGCCTCGGTGATTGCGATGGTAGGCAATCCGGTCATCATGCCTGAAAACACGATGATGATGATCCATAAGCCCTGGGGGTTTGCTGGTGGTGACGCGAGCGATATGCGCGACTATGCGGATCTTCTCGACAAGGTTGAATCCGTTCTTATCCCGGCTTATGCGCAGAAAACCGGAAAATCCACCGAAGAAATTGCGGCAATGCTGGAGGACGAAACCTGGATGAACGGCAGCGAGTGCCTTGAACTGGGTTTTGCCGACCAGGTGACACCATCCCTTCAGGCTATGGCCTGTATTCATTCAAAACGTATTGAGGAATTTGAAAAAATGCCAAAAAGCATTCGCAACATGATCACCCCGCCGCGCAACACTACCCCGCGTGACCCGGTTATTACCCAGCCTCAGGCACCGCAGGCAAAAACAGACCCGGCACCGGATGAAAATGCGATCCGCGCGCAGGTGTTGGCTGAGCAGAAAGCCCGTGTTAACGCTATCGGCGATCTCTTTGCCATGTTCGGCAATAAGCACATGGATCTGCAGAATCAGTGTGTGGCCGACCCTGATTGTTCCGTCGATAAGGCGAAAGATTTGCTGCTGGCAGAACTCGGTAAAACGGCCACGCCGTCCAATAAAACCACCCAGCCGCATATTCATGCGGGCAATGGTAACTTCGTCGCGGATGGTATTCGCCAGGCACTGATGGCGCGTGCCGGGTTCGAAGGTCAGGAGCGGGATAACGTTTATAACGGTATGACGCTGCGCGAGTATGCGCGTATGGCCCTGACTGAAAAAGGTATCGGCGTGGCCAGCTACAACCCGATGCAGATGGTTGGCCTGGCGCTGACCCACAGCACCTCTGACTTTGGCAACATTCTGCTTGATGTTGCGAACAAAGCGCTGATTCAGGGCTGGGACGAGGCGCAGGAAACCTTCGAGCAGTGGACCAAAAAAGGCCAGCTGTCGGACTTCAAAACGGCGCATCGTGTCGGTATGGGTGGTTTCCCTTCTCTGCGACAGGTTCGCGAAGGGGCTGAGTACAAGTACATCACTACCAGTGACAAAGGCGAAACCATCGCGCTTGCCACGTATGGTGAAATCTTCTCAGTAACCCGCCAGGCGATCATCAACGACGATCTGAACCAGCTTACCGACGTACTGATGAAGATGGGGCGCGCGGCGAAAGCAACGATTGGCGATCTGGTTTACGCCATTCTGACCAAAAACCCGAAACTCTCAGACGGAAAGGCGCTGTTCCATGCCGATCACAAGAACCTGAGCGCGGGCGCAATTTCTGTGGCCAGCCTGGACGAATCGCGCAAGCTGATGCGTCTGCAGAAGGAGGGGGAGCGAACCCTGAATATCCGTCCGGCCTACATGCTGGTGCCCGTCGCCCTGGAAACTCTGGCAAATCAGACCATCAAGTCGGCCAGTGTTAAAGGTGCAGACATCAATGCCGGGATCGTTAACCCTATCCAGAACTTTGCAGAGGTCATTGCCGAACCACGCCTGGATGAAGCTGATGCGAAAGCCTGGTATCTGGCTGCCGCGAAGGGCACCGACACCATTGAGGTCGCTTATCTCAACGGCGTCGACACGCCATACATCGATCAGCAGGAAGGCTTCACCACTGATGGTATCGCCACGAAAGTGCGTATTGATGCTGGCGTGGCGCCGCTGGACTATCGCGGCATGACCAAATCCTCTGGTCAGTAAAAAACAGTCCTGACAAACAGACGCCCGTAAGGGCTTTTTTTATACCTGAAACCAGCCCCGCAAGGGGCTGAATGGAGAAGTTATGGCTAAGAACTATGCGCAGGACGGGAAAACGATCCCTCTGGTAAACAGTGGTGCAACCGATGTTCACAGCGGCGATCCGGTTGTTGTTGGAAAACTTATCGCGGTTGCAATTACCGATATCCCGGCTGGCGATACCGGGGACGGTTTTACTGAGGGTGTTTTCCTCCTGCCAAAAGTTACCGCAGATGCGGTTACTGCCGGGGCGCAGGTGTATCTGAAGGACGGCAAAATCACGATCGAAGAAACGGACGCCGTTGCCGCGGGCATCGCCTGGGAAGATGCAGGGGCAAACACCACCGTTGTTGAAGTTAAGATCAATGCCTAACCCCTTTGACCGGATGGCGGCGCGCATGGACGCGGCCACCATAAAAAAGATGGGAAAGACAGCGATCATAAATGGCAGCAGCTATGACGTTGTTCCCGCCGAGCAGCTCGAGGAAATGGGGCCATTGTCGGGAACGGGTACTTCGCTGGTGGTTTTCTCTGAGCTTTACCAGCCATGCCGAAACGACAGTGTCGATTACGACGGTAAGAACCTGACCGTTACCCGCTATGACATGTTCAACGGAAAACCCCGCATCCATCTCGAATGAGGAGGCGCTATGTCTGTGAAAGGACTGGAAAGGGCTATTCAGAACCTGAACAGCCTCAGCCGGTTAATCGTTCCTGAGGCAACCGCAAAAGCACTTAACCGGGTGGCCAGCAGAACGATAAGCCAGGGGAGCAAAGCTGTAGCGAAAGAAGCAACAGTTGATGATAACCGGAAAAAGGGGCTTCCGGTTCGTCTGGTCCGCCAGCGTTCACGTCTGCGCAAGGCCCGTCACGATCGCCCGGTCGCGTCGATAAAAATCAACCGCGGTAATCTTCCTGCGATAAAGCTCGGCACGGCGCGCGTCCGGCTCTCGCGTAAAAAAGGGGCCAGAAACGGAGCGGGCAGCGTCCTTAAAATCGGGCCCTATACCTTTCGTAACGCTTTTATCCAACAGCTTTCGAACGGGCGCTGGCAGGTCATGCGGCGCGTAGGTCAGGCCCGTTATCCGATTGATGTGGTAAAAGTTCCTCTTGAGACACCGCTCACCGTGGCCTTCACCGCTATTTCAAAGCGCCTAATTGAAAGCGATATGCCCAAAGAACTTTCCGCAGCCCTGAAAAACCAACTGAGGATCCACCTGAAGCGATGAACAGACACAGCGCAATTCGTGCAGCCATTCTGGCAAAACTGAAAGCCGAGATCACTGACACGGTCACCTGGTTTGACGGGCGCCCTGTTTTTCTTGAAGTGCAGGATCTCCCTGCCGTGGCTGTATACCTTTCTGACGCGGAGTACACCGGCGATTCGCTTGACGAAGATTCGTGGCAGGCGGTTGTTCACATCGAGGTATTTCTTAAAGCCTCCAGCCCCGACAGCGCGCTTGATTCCTGGATGGAAGAGAAAGTGTATCCGGCAATGGCCTTCATCCCGGGTCTGACCGAACTGGTCGAGACGTTCACCCCGCAGGGTTATGACTATCAGCGGGATGATGAAATGGCCACCTGGGGTTCAGTCGATTTCACGTACTTAATCACCTATTCAATTTAAGAGGTACTTATGCCTACTCCAAACCCGCTGGCCCCCGTGAAAGGTGCCGGTACCACACTCTGGCTTTACACCGGAACGGGCAACGCTTTCGCTAACCCACTCTCGGATATCGACTGGAACCGCCTGGCGAAAATTAAAGAGCTGACGCCGGGCGAAATGACCGCCGAATCGTATGACGACACTTACCTCGACGACGAGGATGCCGACTGGAACGCGACGGCCCAGGGGGCAAAATCTGCTGGCGATACCTCGTTCACCCTCGCCTGGAAACCGGGCGAAGAAGGGCAAAAAGACCTTGTCGCATGGTTTATTGATGGCTCAGTACGCTATTACAAAATCAAATACCCGAACGGTACCGTCGACGTTTTCCGCGGCTGGTGCAGCAGCCTGGGTAAAGCCATTCCGGCAAAAGAGGTCATTACCCGTACAGCGAAAATCACCAATACCGGCAAGCCAGAACTGGCAGAAGAAAGCGGGACCCCGAATATCCCCGTGACCGGCGTTACGCTCGATAAAGCCACGGCAAGCGTGGCCGTCGGCGCAACCACAACGCTAAATGTGACGGTTAACCCTGCCAGCGCCTCAGATACCTCGTTCCGCGTGGCAACCTCAGACGGGGCAAAAGCAACGGTCACCCTCAGCGGTAATGCGATCACCGTCACCGGCGTGGCGGCAGGCACCGCTGACGTTATTGTTATGACCAGCGACGGTAATTTCGTTGCGGTCTGCAAAGTCACCGTAACTGCAGCGTAAGGAAGGACGCATGTTTCTGAAAAAAGAGAAGTTCACCTGGCAAAAAGAATCACTGACCATTTTCGAGCTGTCGGCGCTTCAGCGTATTGAGTACATCACGTTTATGGCCGCAGAGGAAAAGGCCGTCAGCGCTGACAGCGACGGCATCAGCGATCAGGAAATGACGGCCAGGCTGATTGGCTCAAATATTCGCTGCGGTGCGCGTTTGATTGCGATGTCTTTGTGGCATAACGATCCGGCTGGCACGGATGTGGAGACGCTTTATCAGCAGGTGCTTAGCGGCTGGCCGCCGGAGGCGATCGGTAAAGCAGAAATGGAAATAAAGCTGCTCTCCGGCATGCTCGTTCCGGTTGAGGATGACAATCCTGCCGATCCGGATACCTCAGCGGAGGCCGAAAGCGCAGAACCCGTTACGGCGGAAAAGCCCTTGCCAGCGAGCTGAAGTTTGTCCTGAATCTGGCGCGCGAGTTCGGGCGACCCGACTGGCGCGCCATGCTGGCTGGAATGACTTCCAGTGAGCTGGGCGACTGGCACCAGTTCTACCGGGAGCATTATTTTCAGGACGCGCAGCTCGATGCGCATTTCTCAGAGCTGCTTTATTCCATCTCCACTCTTTTCTTCCGCGACCCGGAACTTACCCCCGCACATTTCAGCCTGCTTTCTCCTTCCGGTATCGTCATCAGCGATGACGAGCCGGATGATGATGCGCTGATGGCCGCAGCTGAGGGGATAACAGGAGGTATCCGATATGGCCCAGCAGATTAGCGATCTGGTCATCAACCTTGACGTCGACAGCGCCACGTTTAGTGAGCAGGTTGCCCGCATAAAGGGCCAGCTAACCGGGATGGCTGAGGACTCTGAAAAAGTCCAGACGCGAATGCAGCGCGCTTCCGAGCGGCAGGCGGCTGCGTTTAAAACCGTGGGCGACGCTGGCGCGGCAGCGGCCGCAGACATGAAAGCCCGTCAGTCGGCCGCAACGGAAGGGCTGACAAAAGACTGGCAGAACGTTTCTAAGTCCGTTGATGAAACTCATCGCCGCGTGACCGAACTTAACAAGCGCATGCGTGAGAATGACGGGCAGGCCGCAGCGCTTGCCCGCCGACAGGATGAACTGGCGGCATCATTTTTCCGCCAGATTGACGGCGTTCGCCAGCTCAATGGTGAAACACAGTCGCTTGCGAACGTTCAGGCGCGCTTTCGCGCAGCCAGGGCACAGGGAAACATAACCCAGCAGGATTATCTCGCCCTTATTTCTCGCACCACGGCCCGTCAAAAAGAACTGCAGATCGTGGAGGAAAAATCGGCCGCAGCGCGCACGCGATTCCTTAGCCAGCTGAAGCAACAGGTTGCAGAGCAAAAGCTCTCCGGTACCGAGCTGCTGCGCATGAAGGCGGCGCAGGTCGGTGCCAGCGATGCGGCTGAGGTCTATATCCGCAAGCTTGAAGCTGCCAAAGTGGCCACGCACGGTCTGGGGCTGCAAAGTGCTGCTGCCCGGCAGGAGCTGGGGGTACTTATCGGCGAGGTCATGCGCGGTAACTTCGGCGCGCTGCGCGGCTCCGGGATCACGCTGGCGAACCGGGCAGGATGGATAGACCAGCTGCTGTCGCTGCGCGGGCTTGGGATCGCCGGCATGGTTGGTGGGATTGCCGCGGCGGTATTCGGGCTGGGTAAGGCCTGGTATGACGGCAGCAAAGAGTCTGAGGAATTTAACAGGCAGCTGATCCTGACCGGGAACTACGCGGGGAAAACGTCAGGGCAGCTTCAGGCGCTGGCGCGCTCGCTGGCCGGTAATGGCATCACGCAGCATGCCGCTGCAGGCGTGCTGGCGCAGGTCGTTGGCAGCGGCGCGTTCAGCGGTAATGACGTCAGCATGGTCAGCAATGTTGCCGCCAGGCTGCAGCAGGCTACCGGGCAGGCCGTCGACGAAACCATAAATCAGTTTAAACGCCTGAAGGATGATCCGGTTAACGCGGTCGCGACGCTCAACGATTCCCTGCACTTTCTGACGGCCACCCAGTATGAACAGATTGCCTCTGCTCAGGCGCTGGGGGATTCTCAGAAAGCCGCCGAGCTGGCCATGCGGGCATATTCCGACGCGGTCATTCAGCGTGCCGGTGCTGTCGAGGATAATCTCGGATCCCTCGAAAAAGCCTGGAACTGGGTGAAGAATGCCGCCTCCGGTGCGTGGGATGCGATGCTGGGCGTTGGGCGTAATCCTGACACCGCGATGAAGCGCCAGGACTCTTTTGCTGAATGGCAGGCAGCAGAGAAAGAGTACCGCGCTCTGTCCAGCAATCTTAAGGTCGACCCGGATTATGCCGGTAATAACGTTCTGCAGAAAGCTGATGCGGAAAGGCTGAGAAACGCGCGCCAGCAGGTGGAGCTGAAAAAGCAGGCTTACGATCTTGCCGATCAGCAATACGCCCAGGAAGGGCTGGCAGCCGCGCGGGAAAAAATGCGAACGGACCAGCAGGCTCAGGCAATCCGCAGCCAGCAGCAGTTTAACCAGCTGGTGGAGTCCGGCGCGACGGCAGCAGAAAAGCGGGCTTCAGCAGAGAAAAAGCTCAGTCAGCTTATTGAGAAAAACCGCCAGGATGCAAAAGACGGTGTCGCCACGCTGTGGACTGAAAAGGACATTGCCGCGGCCCGCGCCGGGATTGAAAAGCAGTGGAAGGATCCAAAAACTCCGAAAGGCAAAAGCTATTCAACGCCCGCCGGGGACAAAGCCGAGGAAAAGGCGCAGGCCGAACTTCTCACTCTTCAGGCCCAGCTTAAAACGCTTGAGCAGCATACCAGCGTGAACGACGTCATAAGTAAACAGCGTCAGGATCTCTGGCAGACTGAAAATCAGTTCACCGTTCTGCAGGAGGCCGCGGGGCGTCGTCAGCTTACGGCGCAGGAAAAATCCCTGCTGGCGCACAAGGAAGAAACGCTCGAGTACAAGCGGCAGCTGGCCGACCTGGGCGATAAGGTTGCCAGCCAGCAAAAGCTCAATCAACTGGCCGATCAGGCCGTGAAGTTTGAACAGCAGCAAAAGGCCGCGAGGGCAGGTCTGCAGGCTCAGTCTGAGGGGGTATCCACCCGGGAAGCAGGGCGACAAACTACGCTGCAGCGTCTCAGCGAAAGCTATTCGTACAACCCTCAGGCACAGCAAAAGGTTCTGGAAGAGCAAAGGGCGACGTTCGAGGCTGAAGATGAACTGCGCGCAAACTGGCTGGCCGGTGCTAAACAGGGCTGGGCCGAATATCAGGATTCAGCGACAAACGTTTTCAGCTCCGTTCAGCAGATTTCGCAGGCTACGTTCAGCGGGCTGGCGGGCCAGCTTACCAGCCTGACGACAACCGGGAAGGCGAGCTTCAGGGACTTCACCAGCTCGATCCTTAAAATGATTGTCTCCGTTATCAACCAGCTGCTGGTGGCGTACACCATCCAGAGCGCAATGGGCTGGGTGAGCGGCGGGGCGAAAACCTCCTCTGCAGGTCAGTCATTCGCGGTCCCGTCATTCCGGCCACAGGGTTTTGACGTGGGCGGTTTTACCGGGCACGGCGGCAAGTACGAGCCAGCCGGTATCGTTCACCGCGGGGAATTCGTCTTCACCAAAGAATCAACAAGCCGCATCGGCGTGGCTAATCTCTATCGCCTGATGCGAGGGTATGCCTCGGGTGGTCTGGTCGGCGGCGGGAGCGCAGCCGGTGCTGGCATGGGCGGGATCAGTGTTTATGCCCCAGTCAGCATCAGCCAGCAGGGGAGTGACGGAAGCATAAATCAGGCGAACGCCACGGGGACGGCGAAACAGCTGCAGGCGATTATTCAGCAGACAATCACCGAGCGACTGAAAAAAGAAATGTCCGCAGGCGGCGTGCTTTATTCGAGGAGGACACCGTGACAGACACGTTTACCTGGCGCACGCGAAAAACAGCGCAGGGCACTGAAACAGCCCGAACGCTGCAGGCCCAGTTCGGGGATGGCTACAAACAGATAGCGGGGATGGGGATCAACGAAAAACAGGAAACGTGGAGCCTGGACTGGACGGGCACCAGACAGGAGGCGGCTGCGCTGCGCGCTTTTCTGATGTCTCACGTTACTAAATCGTTCTGGTGGACCACGCCATGGGGTGAAAAAAAGCTGTTCAGAATGAAAGCCGATTCGTTCAGCGTTTCTTTCCCTACCGGGAAAAAAGCCACTGTGGCCTTCACTTTTGAACAGGCGTTCGCGCCCTGATTTTCTCGACAAACACTGAAAGCTGCCTCCGGGCGGCTTTTTTTATGGGGGAAGAATGAGTTTTACGGCAGACATCCAACAGCTTGAGCCCGGCAGCGTTATTCAGCTGATTGAGATCGACGGCACTGAATTCGGTATGGATCAGGTGCTGCGTTTTCATGCGCACAATATTCAGGAAGAGGGGTGGGCAGCCTTCGCCGCAGAAAATCTGCCCGCCATTATCTGGCAGGGAAACCAGTACGATCCCCATCCCTACGAACTGAAGGGGATGGAGTTGTCGAGTACAGGTTCCCAGCCAACGCCCACGCTGTCCGTCGGGAACGTCGGAAACTATGTCACCGCGCTGTGTCTTGAATATGACGATATGGTCAGGGCTAAGGTCAAAATCCATACCACGCTTTCGAAGTATCTCGATGCCGCCAACTGGAAAAACGGTAACCCGGGTGCCAGTCCGGCCGATGAGCGCGTACAGCTCTTTTACGTCAATGCTAAAACCGCAGAGACGCGGGTACAGGTTGATTTTGAGCTGTGTTCTCCTTTCGATATTCAGAGCCTGCAGCTGCCGACACGGCAAATTACCCCTGTCTGCACCTGGTGTATGCGGGGCTGGTACCGAAGCGGGACCGGATGCGATTACAACGGCACGAAATACTTTACCAAAGACGGTACACCGACCGATGACCCGTCGAAAGACGTTTGTGGCGGCCGCCGGCAGGATTGTCAGGATCGTCACGGCCCGGACGCGCCGCTGCCGTTCGGTGGTTTTCCGGCCGCCAACCTACAGGGGAAATAAATATGCGTGAAAAATTGCTGGATGCTATCCGTCAGCACGTCGCTGCTGAATACCCCAAAGAAGCCTGCGGTCTGATTGTTCAGTCAGGCCAGCAGCAAATCTTTATTCCCTGCCGCAACATTGCAGATAAGCCCGAGGAGACATTCACGCTCTCCCCGGAAGATCAGCTCGCTGCCCGCGTGCGCGGTGAGATCATCATGCTCATTCATTCCCATCCGGATGTGGTTCGGCTGGTGCCCTCGGAGCTGGACCGGATCCAGTGCGACTGGTCGGGGATTGAGTGGGGGATCATGTCCTGGCCGGACGGGGATTTTTGTACGATTTCCCCGCGTGAAGACCGGGATTATGCCGGGCGGCAGTGGGTACTGGGTTACGCCGACTGCTGGTCGCTTATCCGTGAATTTTATCTGCGCGAATACGCCATTGTTCTCGGGAACTATTCAGTACCTTACGAATGGTGGGAGAGCGGCAAGGAACGGCTCTACGATGACAACTGGGAGCGTGAGGGATTTGTTGAGATTGCCGCCGGTGCAATGCAGCCAGGGGACATCATCATGATGACTGTGCAGGCATCGGTGACTAATCACGCCGCGGTATATGTGGGTGACAACATCATTCTCCATCATCTTTTCGGGCACCTTTCTTCGCGAACGCCTTATGGAAAATATTATCGAGACAGAACGGTCCGGGTGGTCAGGCATAAGGACAGAATGCATGGTTAAGACGCTTATTCTCGAAGGGAAAATGGCTAAAAATTTCGGTAAACGCGTTCAGTTTGATGTTGCCGATCTGCGCGAAATGCTCAGGGCCATGTGTTCACAGGTTCCCGGGTTCAAAAAATATATGTCGGAAGCTCATATGAAGGGGATCCGTTTCGCCTTTTTTAACGGTGACAACAATATCGGGCTGGAAGAGTTTGATATGACCCGCGGTGGAAGCGTGTACCGGATCGTGCCCGTTTATGAGGGGGCCAAAAGTTCGGGCGTCCTGCAGATAGTTGTCGGTGCCGTTGCGCTGGTCGCTGCATTCTTTACCGCTGGTGCGAGCATGGCAGCCTGGGGGGCAGCCATGAGTGCAACAGCCATCAGCGCCACGTCAATTTTGACCGGGGTTGGGGTGTCAATGATGCTGGGCGGCGTTGTCCAGATGCTCACACCCCAGCCATCCTTCGGCGCGGGTAAATCCTCCAGCACGGACAACACGCCTAACTATGCCTTCGGGGCGCCGGTCAATACCGTCGCTATGGGGCATCCTGTCCCCCTGGCCTACGGTCTGATCGAGGCTGGGGGAGCGATAGTCAGCGCCGGTATGTACTCGAGCGATCAGCAATAGTGAAATGCAACCGAATAAGATGAACGTTACATTGCAATCTCCCTTGGTTATCATGTCCAAAACGATGCTGATCAAGGAGATGAAAGTGAAAAAATACGGTTTGGTCTTATTAGGTGTGCTCTTTATTTCAGGTTGTGCCCCACAAAATCAGAATAACAATTTACAAAAGCAATACGCTGATTTAGCAAATTGTGAAGATAACATTACGATGCCAAAACAAATGCCGCATAGTAAAAAGGAGTTTGCGGACTTTTTATCCAAGGCTGCGCTTAATGCCTCGGCAGATCAGTTTGTTATTCAGAAGCGTATAGAGATTCTTCAATTAGTTGGATGGGATAATTCGGTAGCTGATGCAATAACAACATGTAGCGCCACCAGAAAGAGCAAGCTTAAAGAAATTGGGGCGAATGTGTTTGAAACCATGAAAGCCAATACTAAAGACACAGAGGAACGTCGTGCTCTTGTTGAGGCTTATAGTTCGTGGGAAGCTTATGTAACCAGTCAAACGCCACTCGCAAAACAGGACTTTGACTCAAAAGTTAGTTATTACAAAAACATGTAATAAGACACCATCATTAATACTAACAAATAACCCAGCTCAGGCTGGGTTTTTTAATGGGGTAAAAATGCAACTTCTCCATGGTGAAACCATCATACAGGGTGCAAAAGGGGGCGGTGGAAGCGCGCATACTCCGGTTGAGCAACCTGACGATCTGCTGTCGGTCGCAAAATTAAAAATGCTCATTGCCGTTTCTGAGGGAGAAATACAGGGTGACCTGATCGCTCAGAATATTTTTCTCAACGATACGCCGCTGGCAAACGACAGCGGGGAATACAACTTTAGCGGCGTGAAATGGGAGTTCCGCAAGGGCACACAGGACCAGACCTATATTGCCGGGATGCCCCAGGTCGATAACGAGCTGGCGGTTGGCACAACTGTCACCACCACCGCGCCCTGGACACGCCAGTTTACCAATCTTTCCCTGGATGCCATCCGCATCAAGCTCAGCCTTCCGGTCCAGTATCTCTATAAAGATAACGGCGATATGGTGGGCACGGTCACCGAGTATGCAATCGATTTATCAACGGACGGCGGCGCCTGGAAAACGGTTGTAAACGGCAAGTTTGACGGAAAGACCACGACGGAATATCAGCGTGACCACCGTATCGATCTGCCAAAATCTACGTCCGGCTGGTCTGTCAGGGTCAGGCGTATTACGGCTGATGCCAGCGGATCAAATTCGAAACTGGTTAACGCCTTCAAGGTGTTTTCGTATGCGGAAGTCATCGACAGCAAGCTTCGTTATCCTTTAACCGCGCTCCTGTATGTCGAAGTGGACAGCAGCCAGTTCAACGGCAGCGCGCCGAAAGTGACCTGTAAGATAAAAGGCAAGCTGATTAAGGTTCCGGATAATTACGATCCGATAACCCGAACCTATTCTGGTTCATGGTCCGGCGGGTTCAAAATGGCCTGGTCCAATAACCCTGCCTGGATCTTTTACGATCTGGTTCTGGATGAAATTTACGGCATGGGCACGCGCGTGGATGCGTCCATGGTGAATAAGTGGGCGCTGTATTCAATTGCCCAGTATTGCGACGAAATGGTTTCCGACGGGGCCGGTGGTACCGAACCGCGTTTCACCTGCAACGTTTTCATTCAGAGCCAGCAGGACGCCTGGCAGGTACTTAACGATCTCGCCGCGGTATTTCGAGGAATAACGTTCTGGGGCAACGATCAGATTTATGTCCAGGCAGACGTCCCGCAGGACGATGTTGACTGGGTTTATAACGCCTCAAATGTGATCGATGGGCTGTTTACTTATGCGGGCGGCTCATACAAGAATCGCTACAGCTCCTGCCTGGTGTCCTGGTCCGATCCGCAGAACCATTACAGCGATACCGTTGAGGGGGTCTACGATTCGGCGCTGGTAGAGCGTTACGACGTCAGGCAGACGTCCCTGACCGCAATCGGCTGCACCTCGCAAAGTGAAGCGCACCGGCGCGGTCGCTGGGTATTACTCTCCAATGCCAAAGACGGCACCGTATCGTTTGGGGTGGGGCTGGACGGGTACATCCCTCTGCCCGCTGAGATTATCGGTGTCGCCGATCCTTTCCGCTCCGGCAAGGAGAACGGTGGCCGCATAGTGGCGGTCAACGGCCGCCAGATTACGCTGGATCGAGAAATAGACTACGCGGCGAAAGACCGGCTGGTGGTTAACCTGCCAGATGGAAAAGCCCAGACGCGGACAATCAGCGCTGTGAGCGCCGATAAAATAACGGTGACGGTGGCTACGGCCTTCAGTCAGGCACCTGCCGCCGGTGCTGTGTGGGCGATAGACAGTGATAACCTCGCGATACAGTACTTCAGGGTCACTTCAATCGCGGCTAACGACGACAGCACAGGCGGTTTCACTATTACGGCCGTTCAGCACGATCCAAATAAATACCGTTACATCGATGACGGTGTTCGGGTCGAGTCGCCCCCGATCACCGTCACGCCGATAAGCGTCCTGTCTGCTCCGAAGAATATCGTGGTGACTGAGAGCGATCATGTGTCTCAGGGGCTGACTGTAGCAAGCCTGGACGTGTCATGGGATAAGGTAGAGGGCGCAATCCGGTACGTTGCCCAGTGGCGTAAGGACAACGGGGACTGGATAAACGTTCCGGTTACCAGCGCGCAGGGTTTCTCGGTTCAGGGCATTTATTCGGGCAGCTATGACGTGCGCGTCCGTGCGCTGAATGCGCAGGATACGTCGTCACCATGGGGATACGGTGAAACAACTTATCTCTCCGGAAAAACGGGAAAACCGGGTACTCCGCTCAACTTCCTGGCGACCGAAGATGTGGTCTGGCATATCGACCTGACCTGGAAATTTCCGGATGGCTCAGGCGACACGGCCTATACAGAGATTCAGCGCGCCACAACTGCCGACTACGCCAATCCTGAACTGCTGGTCCTAGTGCCGTACCCGGCTGCAGATTATCAGCATGGCCCCATGCCTGCCGGCGTTCGCCAGTGGTACCGCGCGCGCCTGATTGACCGTATCGGTAACGCCGGGGACTGGACCGACTGGATCATGGGCACGTCCTCGATAGATGTCAGCGAAATAACCAATGACATTCTGGAGGATATGAAAGAGTCGGAAACGTTCAAGGACCTGATCGAGAACGCGGTGGACAGCAATGAAAAAATTGCTGGCATGGCTAACGATATCAAACAGGCCAACGACGAACTGGAGCAGCTGGCGAAGGATATCCTGGAGAACGCTGACGGGCTGGCGCAGGCCGAAGTGAAGATAGACGAGATTTCTGTGTCGATGGACGGCATGACAGGAGGCGTGAAGAACTCGGCAATTGCGATAATCCAGGCCAACCTCGCTCAGGTGGCCACGCGTAAAACCCTGTCGGCATCGGTTGCGGGTAACAGCGCGCAGCTGGACCGCATTGATGAGGTGATAGTCACTGACAGAGAGGCAACGGCACGCGCATTGCTGAGCCTGCAGACGAACGTCAACGGTAATACGGCATCCATCAACAGTCTAAGCCAGACGGTTTCGAATTATCAGCAGGCCACGGCCACGCAGATAAACTCCATCACGGCGACCGTCAACGGGCATACGGCGGCGATAACCACCAACGCTCAGGCCATAGCGAACGTAAACGGCGACCTCAGCGCGATGTACAACATCAAGGTTGGGGTCTCCAGCAACGGGCAGTATTACGCCGCAGGGATGGGGATCGGCGTGGAGAATACGCCATCCGGCATGCAGTCGCAGGTTATCTTCCTGGCAGACCGCTTCGCGGTGACTCATCAGGCTGGCGCAGCGGTTACGCTTCCGTTCGTCATTCAGAACGGGCAAACCTTTATCCGGGATACGGTGATTGGCAACGGATCAATCGACAATACCAAAATCGGCAACTACATCCAGTCCTCCACATGGGACGGCACCGGGAACGTCGGCTGGCACATCAACAAATCGGGTTACGCCGTTTTCAATAACGTAACCGTGCGAGGAACGGTTTACGCCACGAACGGCGAATTCAGGGGGACTGTATATGCTACCGACGGAGATTTTCAGGGTACCGTTTATGCAAACAAAATTGTCGGTAATATCTCAGAGTCCAAAATGTATTCTGCCTTTGGTAAAGAAGCAGGCGCAAACCGAAGCTTTAATATTAATTATGGAGGAAACCCAAGACTGCCAGTCAGGCTATCAATATTTTTTAATATAAATGAGTACACAGCGGGCTGTCGTTTCTTTGTTAACGGTGAGGAACAAGCAGACCGTACTGCGGGAAAATCGTTTGGTTACTCTTACGACCTTGCAGCGGGTGAGGAAAAAACGATCACTCTCAGCGCTTCGGGGAGCGGGAGAATATTGACAAGTCCTATAATTGCGATCGTTACGCCACAGGGTACGTCATTAAGTTAAGCCTGAATCCTTCCTCCCATCTGTTTTCGCGATAAATACACTCGTCAAAATCAGTCGACTATTTTGAATATCAACCCTGCCCCGGCGGGTTTTTTTATTGCCTGGAGAAAATATGCTTTATAACACTGGCACCATCGCCGTTAATGGAAACACCGCAACTGGCACCGGCACGAACTGGATGGCACCCGCCAGTCAGGTCCGCGCTGGCCAGACGATTATTGTTATGTCTAACCCGGTGCAGTTGTTCCAGATTTCATCCGTAAACAGCGCCACGTCAATGACGGTTACGCCTGCCGCTTCCCCTGCGCTGAGCGGCCAGAAATATGGAATTCTTGTGTCGGACATTATCTCGGTTGATGGGCTGGCACAGGCCATGTCTCAGCTCATCAAAGAGTATGACGAGAATATTGGCGCCTGGGAGACGTTCGCCACCACCTCAGCAAACCAGAGTATCACCGTTACCATCAACGGCACCTCTGTAACCATTCCTGGCATCGGTAAACTGGCGCAGAAAGGGAGCAATGGTGCTCTCCCGATTGACCAGGGAGGCACCGGGGCAACGAACTCAGCAGACGCTCGCACAAACCTCGGTTTGGGAAACAGCGCCACAAGGAACGTTGGCGCTGCGGCGGGAACAGTGGCAGCTGGCGATGATTCACGGTTCGGAACTGTGAACGGAAAGAGCGGAGGTACAATCAATGGCGGTACATCTATCAATGGTGACGCTTTATATATTGATCACTCCTACGGCCATACAACGATGCTTGAAACGGTAAAGCCGGGTGACCAGGGGGCTGTTTATGGAGGGATGAAACTAAAAAGACCAAATTCACAGGGATTTATTGTTGCCGCTTATAGCACGAATGATTATGAGACTGAGCAAATATTGATCGGGGTAAATGCTCCAAGAGGTAACCCTGTATGGAGTTTTAATGTCGATGGCCGTGCGGTCGGCAATTGGGTAAATACATCTGATGCCAGAATCAAAGACAATATTAAAACTATCGAGGATGCTCTGGATAAGATGAAATTATTCAGGGGGGTAGAGTGGGATCGTAAAGATAACAATCTGCATGGTTACGGCTTTATCGCTCAGGAGGTTAAAAAAGTTTTCCCTGAAGCGGTAAAAGAGTATGGGGAAACAAGGCTGGAAAATGGCGAGATTGTGGAAAAAACACTGGCCTTAGACACATCAGGTGTGGCGGCAGCCCTTCACCATGAAGCTATTCTTGCTCTGTTGGTTAAGGTCGATAGTTTGACGAGTAAGGTTGAAAAACTGGAATCAGGAAGCTGAATAATTTGCAGCCCGTTCCGGCATATGACGGGCTGCGGTTTTCTTATGAACCTTGTTCCTGCTTTACAGATTCTTCCAGTTGGTTCTGTTTCTGATTCCAGATGCTGCTCGCTGGCATTTCTACACGAACGCATATGAACTGGTCAGCCGGGATATCAATGGGATCGCCATCTGCCAATCCAGCACACTCATTCCTGGCAAATGCTGGTGCTGAAAGGTGGGTACGGTGATAGGTTTTTACCAGCACAGAGCCATCGGCGTTAACCTCATAATCCAGCCATATCAGCGGTTGCTTATTCCTGTCTGTTGGAATCTCAAAACCTCCGTCGATACCGCCCCAGGCAGCGTCTGAATTGAGAGCTTCACAACCTTCAATCAGATATTGGCCGACATCCAGACGAGTGACAGTAACACCTGCTGATTCGTCGTTAGTTTCATAATCGCCATCTTTAAAAATCTTCACTACTGGAGAAGCTCGCTTAAGAAAACCGTTCGCATCGACCGTTGTATTATGTGAGTGCCACAGCTCCATCACCGTAATATTTCCAGTCGGTAACGTAGAACTGTAAGAAGCTTTCGCAATGAATGCCCTGTTTGCAGTTCCATATCCTATGCCAAGCTCACCCCACTCAGAGGGAGTCGGACCGGGTAAAACCTGAATAACGCAACTTTCAGGAAATAATGCCCCTGCTACCCCTGGCTCATATATTCCATCCCAGATTTTTTGAACTGGATTTGCTGATGATCCTCTCCCGGAATGGACTGTTGCAATATTCCCAACATTAAAACCAACATCTTTCAGGGCTGCACTTCCTAAGTTGGCAATTTTGTCGAATCGCGAATCGTCGCCTGCGGCCACCGTTCCCGCCGCCGTTCCAACGTTCCTGGTGGCGCTGTTTCCTAAACCGACGTTTTATAAATTGCTCTTGAGCGGCCTGGCCGATAACTTCACCTGATTTTTTTGCAGAAATAACTGGGTGAAAAATATGCAAATTGGCTACGTAAGGGTGTCAACAAATGACCAAAATACGGATCTTCAGCGACAAGCGCTCGAACGCGCAGGATGTGAGCAGATTTTCGAAGAAAAAATGAGCGGAACAGTGGCGAACCGGCCAGCGTTGAAAAAGCTTCTTAAGGCGCTGAATGAGGGGGATACGCTGGTAGTCTGGAAGCTGGATCGCCTTGGGCGTAGCATGCGGAATCTGGTGCTGCTGGTGGACGAACTCCGGCAGCGCGGCATCCACTTTAAGAGCCTCACTGACAGCATCGACACATCAAGCCCGATGGGCCGCTTCATCTTTCATATCATGTCAGCCCTGGCGGAAATGGAGAGGGAGTTGATTGTGGAGCGTACCCGGGCAGGTCTGGCCGCAGCTCGTGAGAAAGGGCGAATCGGCGGCAGGCGTCCGAAGCTTACCCAGGAGCAATGGGCTCAGGCAGGTCGGTTGATAGCGAACGGTCTGGACAGGAAGCAGGTAGCGATAATTTATGACGTTGCCGTATGCACGCTTTATAAAAAATTTCCTGCTTCAGATCTGGCTTAAATCTGCCCACATAGAGTAACGCCCATAAAATTTACAAAACTCATAATTCGAAGCGACGTAGAAACTTAGAAACGAAACGGCGAAGCTTTAATCAGCTATGACAGACCCTCTGTCTTGCGTGCATACTCAAATGAAACTACTGTATATAAAAACAGTATTCAGGGTGTGTCGTATGGAATTTATCAGGCCTGCAGAACTGCGAGAAATTATTGCTCTCCCGCTTTTCAGTGACTTAGTGCAGTGTGGTTTCCCAAGCCCCGCAGCTGATTACGTTGAACAGCGCATCGATCTCAATGAGTTACTTGTCGCTCACCCGAGTTCAACGTATTTCGTCAAAGCCGCGGGTGATTCTATGATTGAAGCCGGGATCAGCGACGGCGATCTGCTGGTGGTAGACAGCTCCAGGACTGCTGTGCACGGTGACATTGTCATCGCAGCGGTGGAAGGGGAGTTCACTGTTAAACGCCTGCAGTTGCGCCCGACCGTGCAACTCAATCCAATGAACAGCGCCTACAGTCCGATCATTGTAGGCAGCGAAGACACGCTGGACGTTTTCGGCGTCGTGACTTTCATCGTTAAATCGGCGAGCTGA